TTCCACTGCCTACCTGAAACCCTGTTGTGGTGAACTTAGAGTTAAAGGTGTCGTTTGTGCTGATTGCAATCTCATCCTCTCCACTGCGGAAAAATCCGCTGTCGCCAGTGTCAGAGATAAACCCCAGCGATGGAGCTGCAACGCTTCCGTCAGGAACGTGATCACAGAGGGTTGAGAACAGAACACGCTTGTTTTTATTGGCGTCAGTGCTCTCTGAGGCATCAAGCACCAAGAACTGATCACCCCCAGCAGGGGTGGTTAGCTCTGTTAAGGCGGAGAGTTTGCGATCAGCCATCAGTCCTCATCCGGTACAACAACAGAAGCTTGATAAGCGGCAATAACTTCATCAGTCCAGAGAGCAGCAGCAATGTCCTGCACCTCTTGAATTTCACCGCTCACATCTTGTCCAGGGACAACAACATGACGGTGGTGGTTACGTGCCAGTTCAACACCATCCTCTTCGACCACTGTCGTGGTGCGGATTTGAATGACCTGATTAGGCAAAATTTCTTCTTTGTATTCAAGCCTTTTTGTGATTGCCATTAAGAACGTCCTCCAGACGAAATAGATTTAGGCATAGTTTTATGCCATTGCGGGCAATTAATAAATATTTAGACCTGGAATGACATTTTTAATCAACGTAGTAGAAGATTGAACCGTGTATATTCACTGCGTCAGTGCCTTGTGAGACCTGGGTAATGTTTATCTCACCTTCGGTAGTGTTGGTCTGGTAGTAAAAAGCCAGTTCAGCCAGTCCGCCTCGCAGGGCACACCCCGCAACAAAATGATTTGCTGGCAAGTCAATACCACGACTAAATACCAGGCTTCCTGCAGTGATAGAGGAGTTACCACCGATATTAGTATCACCGCTACCAGCATTTGTGAAGGGCAGGCCAGTAATCCTGATGAAACCAGAAGCAGTTCCTCGTGTAAAAGTACCTCTAACGTTGAAGGATATGTAAACAACTCGACCAATCTTGGTATAGGTGCCACCATTTGCACTATGGGGAGCAAATGAGCCGGTGCCAGGGGTAGCTGCCGAAAGTACGGGAGTCCAGACGCCGTCTTCGTAGTCATCCAGCGCGTTGGCAGCGGCTGTATCAGTACCAAAATAAAGACCAGCGCAGCCTAAAATCTGACCGATATAATCGATTCGAAGACTAAGCCCCGAAGAGGAACGTATTTCAATAGCGTTATTCGTGGATGTGTTTACACCGTTTCGCAAGAATTCGAGTGTTGTTGCAAGACTGCTAGAAGATTGCTTAAATCCTGCAATACCAGTTCCGGTTACAACTTCTAATTTTCTAGTAAAACTTGTCGTGCCTATGCCAACGTTCTGTGAGCTATCAACCGTGATGGCTTGAGTGCCACCTGTGACGA